GGCCTCCTGCCTCAGAACCTGTAGATAAGACTGTATCAATAGATACTGAATCTCCGGTTTGAGTAATAGCAGATGCTCCAAACTGGCAATCACCTAATGATCCATCTCCAAAATAATTAGGAGATGACGCCGCTCCTGCCACTGCCATCAATCCAATTTTTTCTGCTCCTATAGGCATAATCTATCCCCTTAACCCATCGCCAAGCCAGATGCAAATCCGTACCATATAGTTCCAGCATCTACTGTAGTAAAGGTGAGTGCGTCTACTCCAGAGGCTGTTAATGTAGGGGCTGTTGCCGCCGCCCAATCTACTGAGGCAGGCCACACAACTGTTTGACTTCCTCCATTGGTTAAGATAAGAACAAAGGAACAGCTTCTGCCAGTAGCAGACGGATTGGAGAATGTAAACGTATTTGTAGAGGTATCAACTGTGGCAGATACCACATTACCTACTGTAAGGTCTATATCCTGAGTCCCTCCCCCTGTGGAGCCAATAGCATTTACAGTCTCAGCAATATCTAAAAAGTATGGCCTTGTTATCGCTTCATCCGCGCACGCTATTGTGCCAGTCATCGTTCCACCAGCAAGAGGTAGTGCGGCAATATCTGATAACACTTCAGCAGCACTTCTTCCCTCTACTGAGGTCGTAGCTATCCTCAAGAAATCGTTATCAACAACACTGGCAGCAAACTGAGGTACGTCGTATTGCGATATTCCCTGAGCAACTGATAACTCTGCACTTTGAATCTCCAGGCCACCGTTAGATAGAAGGTCAGTGCTAAATTCAGTTCCGCTTAAACCAAGACCATCACCCGCTGTATAGGTTGTATTAGTATCGGGTGGAACTTGCCAAGAAGAACTATTGTCCCCATCTACCCTCAGAAACTTCGTTGTTCCAGTTTCGCTGGTAGATAGAACCGCAGTTCCTTCAACCGCAAGAGTGGTTTTCCCATCCAAGAGGTTGAGTTCCGCCGCTGTCGTTGTTACTGCTGCCGCGCCCAACGTCGTGAACTGGCTTTGTAGTACAGATTTAATTAGCTGAAGATGGTCGTCACCCTGTGACACAGGATCACTGGAAGTAGGGTTAGACGCTACTAATTGGCTAATATATGTGGCTGTTTCAAGTCCCATTGTTTTTTACTCCTTATTAATAATATCCGCCAGTGTTCATGACTCTCATGGCAGAACCCGAATGGCGGTCTTTATTGTCCTGCTCTTGTAAATTAGTAACTGCTTCCTGATAAGCTGTCGCCCATAACTGGACCCTAGCATCGTTCATCAAAAACGGTTCAGCCTCCATTAACGCCCCATACAGGTATATATCTGGATTGTCTGTAAGCATAGCCTCTGTGGTATTTGCAGGGCTAAGAGCAGCAATCTTTTTATAAAACATCATAGAGTAGGTGTAGGCTCCAGCCGGAGATGGGCCTAACCTAACTGTAGGCACAGGTGTACCAGAGCTATTATTGGAAAGTATTGTATACGCCCGTGGTATACCAAGCTGGCTACCAGCCCACATCCTGTTCATGTTTTCTGGCGTTATATAAGATAGCGGGGTTATAGGATCAGTCGTCAGGGCAAAATCTATCATTTGTAGATAACCAGAAGGAAGGGCGTAATCCCTGGTTCCAGCTACAAGCGCAGCCGCGCCGCCTAATGTAGTCGTATCTATATTAACCATTAACTGAAGGCGTAAGACTCTATTCATCCTAGCTTCCGCTAGATCAATAAATTCCTTTACCCTTTCTGTTAAATCCCCACGATCTAGCCAGTTAGCCACGGCTGTCTGAAGTTCTGCGTAAGTTCCAATAGCCATTATCTAGTCATCTCCGTAACGTATACTGTTCCAGCGGAAGATACTTGCATAGCAGCTACCTTTTGTCCCGGCACTATTCTCCAGTAGATGGGCCAATCCTTTTCTATATATCCCTCGCCTACTGGTTGAAACTGCTTCCAAGTGTTTGTTTGGGCAGACCACGCCGTAGTGACCTCGCTCCACTCAACCAAGTCAACCTCTCCACCAAAAGCTATATACGCATCTTCTGTAGCATTTATCATAACCACATCTATGCCAGCGCCTACTCCCTCCGCCATCTCTGACGATACAGCAGACGTAGTTATAGCTTGCGTCTTATTCGCAAGTCTATAAAGATCGGGGTCTTGAATTCTAGTTAGCACTATCTTGTAAGTTCTGTTATGTACACTACAGAATCACTAGAGCCAGCCCTCAACCCTGAAATGCGATCACCAGGGCTAACGCGAATATAATGAGGCCAATCTTTTATAAAATAACCACATGAACCAGCAGTAGCTGCACCGCCATGCTTATCAATTTTAATAAATACAGGCTCGCTGGCATTGATTATAATAGCGTAACATTGTGATGAGAGAGCATCACTCGACGTCACCGAGGTTGACAGTGCTGTAAACGTATAGTTAAAATTATTTAGTCTGTATAAATCTCCCATCTTGTACTCCTCTATAGTTTTGTGGGGGCTGTCTTAAAGTATTTATTGTCTGGGTCGTTGATATACTTAGCCAGCAGTTTTGGGTCTTTGTCTATTGCCCCGTTAGTTTCTTTCTTCCATTGCTCGTACACGGTCAAAGGTACGGAAGCAACCTTATGCCACTCACCCATTTTACCCACAGATAGTTTGTCACCGTAAGCGTTATACTCTATCTTATTCTGGTCTAGTATGGGCTCTGCGTCTTGATGGGTCGTGATAGATATAGTGTTATCCGGCTCATCAACCCATTCCGTATGCCTGTAGGGCATGACATCAAATAATTTCCTATTAGCCAACTAAGAACCCCCTACCACCTATCTGCGTGCGGGGATTATTAGAAAAATCAGAAAGGTGTTCCTTCGTTGTTTTTCGTGGAACGTCTTTTTGTTTAGAGGCTTTTTCTTTCTTGTCTTCAAACATCTTTGCTATATCGCTAAGTTCTTTTCTCGGAACCATAATGTAAATACCCACTTTTCTCCTTCGTGAGGCGGCATTCCTTGATGAAGGGATAAATCATGAGGCTCCATGTTTTTATCCACATTCTCAAATAGAAGCAATCTTCCACCGATAGAACCAAACATCATGTTCAATTTGGGGAAAGCTGTTCCACCACCTACAGCATTGTTTAGATAGACTAAACCCGTTATCGTTCGCTGACCACCATCCTCAAGATACTCCTCACCAAGCGCATCATAATGAGGCTTATACTCTTGTTCGCTTGTATATCTCAAGACGTTCATTGGCTCTGCCCTATCCAGCGGAATTCCAGCTATATCAGATACTCTGGCGCATACCTCTGGGAAATCACTATGCGGAAAAAACCCACCAGTAGATGTCCTGACTGCGTCTTCCTCATGGCCCCCTATAGAGGCAACAGTGCTTTTTCCCAGCCCGTCTTTCGCATGGTCTATAATCGCCTCACATTCTTCTGGCGAAACAACCCCATCAACAACCACGATGGTGGGGGTCTGAGCATATGCAAACATATATTATTTACGCATTACCTCGCTTTTGACTTAGGGGCATTCGCTGGAGGAATGACACTATTACCAGAATCGTGGATAGGGGATGATTCCGCATTCGATAGACGCGCTATTTCCCTATCAAGATCAGCACTTCCACCCCTATGAAGGGGGGAATTTAGATTTTCGTTTCTCACTTGTCTACTCATTCTATCTCCTTACATAATGTAAAAATACTTGAGCCAATCGCTCACCTTCAAATTTATCTCTCCAGTGAGGGTTCTCAACACCTTTGTAAATTAGCCCATCACCCTCTTCCAAACAAACCTTGTGAACGTCGCTAGTCTCTAAACATAAAGGCCATATATCGTCAGCTTGCTCCCGCTTTAATGTTATAGAGACACTATACTCACAGACTTTTTTATCTGTATGCCTATGCAACACATCGCCTTTTTTGTAAACTCTAAGATATGAATAAGTCGGCTCTAAAACCGCCCCTGTATGTTCCGTCATATCGTAAAGAAAATAATACAACAGAGTACGCATAGCAGGATCATCATACAATGCCGGGGTATTTGGAACCTGAACATCCTCCATAACATCTGTAGAGGTTGCCCTATCGTAAGCGTAGTATCCGAGGAAGTCTAATAGATTCCCACCTAACATGCCCCTTACTATCTTAAAATTAGTAGGCCCAAGAGACATAACTATATTATTGAACATAAGTAAGCGGGGGCCGTTAAGCCCCCACCCTTACATCTTAAACGTCAGCTAAGAAACCATTTGCTTTCTGGTTCTTAGACATCAAGCCATACTCAGCAACGAGCATCTGTTTGATGCTGTCACCAGTTTTGGCAAGAGTTTCCGTGCGGAAAGGACGTAGGTATGCAACACCCCAGAAATCGAAGTCAATAAACCAACAATCTCTAGCACGCT